ATGTCCGGCCGGCACCCCGGCAACACTACCCTGCCTTTTCCAAAGGACTGTAACCCATGAATTTTGTTGATCGCGTCATCGCGGGGTTTTCGCCCCAGCGCGCGCTTGCGCGGGTGCAGGCGCGGGTCGCTTTGCAGCGGATTTCGGCGCATTACGAGGCGGCAAGCGTTTCCAAGCGCACAGGTCACCGCCGCGCGCCGGGCACGGATGCCGATGCTGCGGGCAGCACCCGCCGCCGCGTGGCCAATGTAGCCCGCGACATGGTGCGCAACACGCCCTTTGCCGCGCGCATCCAGCAGGTGATTGCGAACAATGTAGTTGGCGATGGGATCATCCCCAAAGTGCGCCTGCCCGGAAACCTGTCCAAGGCGGGTGCTGCCCGGTTGCGCGACGGTGTGCTGGGCCTGATTGAGCGGGATCTGGACACCACCTTTATCGACGCGGATGGGCGGCAAAACTTGTACGGGCTGCAACGCCTTGCGATGAACGCGATTGTCGACGCGGGCGAAGTGTTGGTGGTGCGGACATCGGCGCGCGGCCACCGCCTTCAGGTGCGCTTGCTGGAAATCGACTATCTCGATGACAGCCGCCAAGGCGCGGATGAGGCGGGTGGTTGGGTCAAAGACGGGATTGAATACGACGAGGCCGGGGTGCGCGTGGCTTATTGGCTGTTTGACCAGCACCCCGGCGCTTCCAACTGGGGCAAGCCCGGATCACCGATTTCGCGCCGCGTCCCTGCGGCGGATGTGCTGCATATTTACCGCCAAGACCGCCCCGGCCAAATGCGCGGCGTGTCGTGGTTTTCATCCATCGCCATTCCTTTGCAGGATTTGGGTGAGTTTCAGGACGCGCAGTTGATGCGCCAAAAGATCGCCGCTTGTTTTGTGGCCTTTCGCCGGATTGAAAGCCTTGGTGAAGGGGATGCGCGGTCGGCAGAGCTGGAATCGCTTTCTCCGGGTTTGGTGCAAGATATCGGCCCTGACGAAGAAGTGACCTTTGGCACCCCGCCCGACAGCGGCGATTTTGATCCCTTCAGCCGGTCCATTCTGCGCGCGGTGGCGGCAGGGGTTGGCGTGACTTATGAGGCCGCGACCGGTGATTTGTCGATGGTCAATTTCAGCTCGGCCCGGATGGGGCGGGTGGAGATGGACCGAAATGTGTCGTCCTGGCAATGGACCATGCTGATCCCGCAAATGTTGCAGCCGATGGGGCGCTGGTTGATGGAAGGCTGGCAAACTGACCTTGCCGAAATGGGCGTGGGCGATGCTGGCTTGGCGATGTTGCGGTTTGGGATCGGGTTTGAATGGGTGCCGCCTTACAAGGTGCTGGTCGATCCCACCCGCGAAATTCCGGCCTTGATCGAAGGCATTCGTGGCGGGCTGTTTTCGCTGTCCGGGGTGGTGCGGTCGCTTGGCCACGACCCCGAGCGGCTGTTTGAGGATATCGCAGCCGATAACGCAGCACTCGATGCGCTTGGCCTGCGGTTTGAAAGCGATTTCCGCACCTCCGCCGATGGTGCCCCGCGCACGGCCCGGCCTGACAGCAGCGATGATGCGGCGGACCGGCAGGCAAAGCCAAAGGCGCGGGCAAAACCACCGTCACCTGCAAAACCACGGGCGCGCGCGCTGTTCGCCGCCCCGCGCCAAACCTTTAAAGGGGTGTAAGAATGAATGAGCTGTATCTTTACGGCAGTGTTGGAGACTCCTTTTGGGGGGAGGAGTGTTTCACCCCATCAACAGTGCGCGACCAGCTGGCCCAAATGTCTGGCCCGATCACAGTGCGCATCAATTCGGGCGGCGGTGTCGCACCCGATGGCCAAACGATTTACAACCTGTTGCGCGATTATGACGGCGAAAAGACCGTCATAATCGACGGTATCGCCGCCTCTGCTGCCAGCCTGATTGCCATGGCGGGTGACCGGGTGGTGATGCGCCAAGGGTCTATCCTGATGATCCATGATCCCGCGTTTGATTACATGGATGAACGCGGCACAGAGGATGCGCATTTGCGCGCGGCGCAACGGTTGCGCGTCGTCGCCACGTCCTATGCGGGTGTCTATGCCAAGGCAGCCGGGATCAGTGTGGACACGGCCCGCGCGATTATGAAGGCCGAAACCTATTACGAGGGCCAAGCCGCCATCGACGCAGGTTTTGTTACCGAATTTGAAGATGAGGCGGCAGCGGTGCCAGCGGCGTTTGATTACAGCGTCTATGCCCGCGCCCCCAAACGACTGCTGAAAACGGGGGCGCATCTTGCGCCACACGCCCGGAGCAGAATGGCCGCTGTGGCCATGATTATGGGCGTTCAGCCCCTTAACAGAGGAAAAGACAAGATGGCAAAAATCAAAGCGGCCTTGCCGGGTGATGATGAAATTGACCTGGAAGGCGAAGACACGCTGACCGGCGGTGATGACACAATCGCCGGGGGAGATGAGCCTGAAATGGAAGGCGAAGACACCTTGGAAGGTGGTGCCGATGATGTGGACCCCGAGGAAGAGGAAGACGCGCCAAAGCCTGCTGCCAAAGCCAAGGTTAAGGCCAGCCTTGCGCAGGTGTTGGATATTTGCGCCGCGATGGACCGCCCCGCAAGTGAGGCGCGAGATATGATTTCGCGCGGCTTGTCCCTGAAACAGGCGCTGGCCGAGGTTACCGCCAAAACTGCAAAGGATACCCCTGTGACCGCAAATATCCGCCCGGGTGCGCCGCGCGCCCGCATCACGCGCGACGAACGGGAAACCCGCCGCCTTGGCATGGAAGGCGCGCTTGTGGCCAAGATGGCCCGCGACCGCACCGTGACTGGCCCCGCCCGCGACTTTATGGATATGTCACTGGGCCAGATGGCTGCTTCGGCCGTTGGTAAACCCGCGCCGTACGAGGCTGCTGGCAAGCTGCGCGTTTTGGAAATGGCGCTTGGGTCGCAATCCACCAGTGATTTCCCGGCGGTGTTTGAAAACGCGCTGAACAAGCGGCTGCTCGCGGCGTATCAAGTGGCGGAACCCACCTATCGCCGCCTGTCCACCCGCATGGATTTCACTGATTTTCGGCCGCATCCGATTGCGGGCATCGGTGATCTGGCCCCGCTTTTGCCGGTTGGAGAAACGGGTGAAATCAAATCCGGGTCCACGGGTGACAAAAAGGAAATGGTGGCTTTGGTCGCCTATGGTCGCCAGTTTCAAATTTCTCGCCAGATGATGGTCAACGATGATCTGGGCGCGATTGACCGGCTGTTGGCCACCCGTGGCCGCATGGTGGCCGCAACCGAGGAGGCGCTGTTTTATCAGATGCTGCTGTCGGGTGCCAATGCGGACGGCCCGACCTTGTTGGAAACTGGCCGTCAGCTGTTCAACCCGACTGATGTGACCAAAGCGGCTGCGGCTGCGGCAATCACCCCTGCGTCCCTAGATAAGGGGCGGGCGGCGATGTTGAAGAAAAAGGGCATTGCGGCCAAGGCCGAAGATGCGCTTGATCTGGAAATCAACCCTTCCATCATTCTGGTTGGTCCTGACAAGCTGTTCGAGGCGCAGCAGCTGCTGGAGACAATTCAGGCCACGCAAGCCTCCAACGTCAACCCATTCTCAGGCAAGTTGGAAATTGTTGTTTCGGCCAAGATCACGGGCAACGCTTGGTACTTGTTCGCAGATCCCGGCATCGCCCCTGTGCTGATGTACGGCTATTTGCTGGGCGAAGAAGGACCCCGGATGCGGATGCACGAACCCTTTGGCACCCAAGGCGTTGCCTATTCGGTTGAACTCGACTTTGGTATCGGCGCTATCGACCATCGCGGCGGGTACAAAAACGCCGGGGCCTGATCTGGCCCGGCTGTGATCTGACCCCGGCGCGCAATTCTGCGCCCGGGGCGCAAACCAATCCCAATCCAAAATCATCGGAGTGAAAGATGAAAAACTATGTTCAATTGGGGGCGGTTGTTCCCCTTATCGCGGCGGCGGCTGTTACGTCTGGCCAAGGCGTGCTGTTTGGTGGCCTGTTCGGCGTGGCGGGCCATGATGCGGCCATCGGTGCCCCGCTGGAGCTGCATGTTGAGGGCATCTATGATCTGCCCAAGGCCCCAAGCCAAGCCTGGGCGCTTGGCGCGCTGGTCTATTGGACTGGCACGGCCTGCACCACGGTTGCGGGGTCCAACAAGCTAATCGGCGTGGCAGTGGCCACGACCGGCGCGGGCGCTGGGGAAACCATTGGCCGGGTGCGGCTGAATGGTGCCGGGGTTACCCCGTAATCATGCGCGCCTTTGCCACCGCCATGCGGCTGATTTTCGCAGATCGAAATATGGCGGTGGATGCTGTCTGGTATCCGGCGGGCGGGTTGCCCCCGGTGCCGGTGCGGCTTGTCCCCTCGGCCCCAGATGAGGTGCAGGAATTCAACGGGGCGCGGCTTGTGTCGGGCACGTTGCGCGCCCAAGCGCGGCTGGACCAGATGCCAAACCCCGCCAAGGGTGACCGGGTGGAGATTGGCGCGCAGCCCTATGCCGTGCAGGCCGTACCGCAGAAAGATGCCCAAAACCTGACTTGGGCTTTTGATCTGGTGCCCGTACCGTGAAAATCATCGTGCAGGTGGAAAACGATTTGCCCGTCGATATGAAGCGCCACGTCGATATTGGCGCACGGGCCGTCAGTGCCGGGGTTTCAGTGGCTGCAACGCAAATTCAGACAGCATGGCGCGCCCAGATCACCGGGGCGGGGCTGGGCAACAAGCTGGCCAAATCCATCCGCGCCGACGTGTACCCAAAAGGCAGGCCAAGCCCGAATGCGGCGGCGCTGGTTTATTCCAAAGCGCCAAAGCTGATATCGGCACATGATACAGGCCCGCTGATCCGGTCGCAAAGCGGCTTTTGGTTGGCGATACCGCTGCCTGCCGCTGGCAAGGGCGCACGCGGGGCTAAAATCACCCCGGGCCAATGGGAAAAGCGCACAGGGCGGCAGCTGCGCTTTGTGTACCGTCAAGGAAAATCGTCGCTGCTGGTGGCCGATGATGCCCGCCTGTCCAAAAGCGGGATTGCCGCCGCGAAAAATGGCAAGCGCCGCAAGGATGGCATTTTGTCAGGCGCGCGCACCGTGCCGATTTTCGTGATGGTGCCGCAGGTAAAGCTGCGCAAGCGCCTTGATCTGGAAACCGCCGCGCGCGCCGGGGGGCTTGGCCTTCCCGCGCGCATCCGCGCCGCATGGAGCAAAAAATGACATCCAAACGCGAAACGGTTTTGTCCGCCCTGATGGCGCAACTGTCTGCCAGCACTGCCACGGTGTTGCGCAACGCGGTTTTGGCAGAGGACGTGCCGCCCCAAGGCCTGCTGATTTTGCGCGACGGTGATCCGGGGCAAGCGGAGGTCGATCTGTCGCCTCCGGTTTGGCATTACGAACACCGCGCTGACCTTGAGGTCTTTGTCCAGGGCGACAATGGGCTTGAAGCCGCGTTTGATGCGCTTTTGTCATCTGTGGGGGCGCTGCTTGCCGCTGATCGCACCCTTGGTGGCCTGTGTGATTGGGCAGAGGCCGAAGCCCCCGCCCCGGTGGACCTGCCCTTGCAGGGTGCCATCCCCATCAAGGCGGCAAATGTCGTCATTGTGCTGCACTACAGCACCACCGATCCCCTTAATTAACCCGCAAAAGAGGAGGCGTTTATGCCCCGCGCACAAGGATCACAGGCGCAAGCCTTGCTTGCATTTGAAGCCATTTACGGCACGGCCCCGGCCACGGGTTACCGCAAAATACCATTCGCCAGCAGCGGTTTGGCGGCGGTCCAGCCCTTGCTGGAAAGTGAGTTGCTGGGCAATGGCCGTGATCCCTTTGCGCCGGTCAAGGATGCGATTGACGTGGATGGCGACATGCAGGTGCCGGTTTGCGCCCAAACCCTTGGCCTGTGGCTGAAAGGGCTGTTGGGCCAACCTACCACCACGGGCACGGGCACATTCACCCATACTTTTGTATCGGGTGCGCCAAGCCTGCCCAGCATGGCGATTGAAGTGGGCCACCCGGACGTGCCGTTCTATTCGATGTATTCCGGCGTCAAGGTCGATTCCATGATGATCAACATGGAGCGTAAGGGGCTGGTTACGGCGCAAGTGTCCCTGATCGCCCAGGGCGAGGCGACAGGCCCCACCTCGGGCGCGGGCACCCCAACCGTGCCGGTGCTGCAACGGTTTGGCAGTTTCAATGGGTCTGTGATGCGCAACGGTGCACCCCTTGGCAATATCGTGTCCGCCAACCTGAAATATGCCAACACGCTGGACCGGGTGGAGGTGCTGCGCGATGACGGCAAGATTGAGGGGCTGGATGAAGGGGTGGCCACCCTTGGGGGCCAGCTGGTGGTGCGGTTTGATGGTGCGGCGCTGTACGACCAATCGGTCAACGGCACGGCTTGCAGCCTTGTCTTTGGCTATGAGATTTCGCCAAGCGTCAAGCTGACCTTCACCGCGCATGAAGTGTATTTGCCCCGCCCCCGGAAAGAGGTATCAGGCCCCGCCGGGGTGCAGGTGACCTTTGATTGGCAAGCGGCAAAGGCCGTAAGTCCCGCGCTGATGATGACGGCGGTGTTGATAAATTCCGTGGAGACATACTGATGTTGGCCCTGAACCTGAACCCCGCCCCGCATTGGATTGACTTGCTGCCCGGTGTGCGCGCCAAAATGCGCCCGATGTGCAGCGCCTTTATGGCCCGCGCGCAAATGAGCGCCGATGTGAGCGCGGCGGAGGATGCGGCGGACCATTCGGTTGCCATTGCCAAGGCAGTGTTTGATGCCGCCGTGATCGAATGGGAAGGGGTTGGCGATGCGTCGGGCACCGTCTTGCCCCCCGCGCCTGCCGCGATTTCGGCTTTGCTGGATATGCGCGCGCCTTATCAGGCGTTTTGCGCGTTGTATTTTCATCCGTGGCTGGCGGCGGATGCGGAAAAAAACGGATCTGCGCCCTTGCCGAATGGCACTTTGGGGATGGCGCAGAGTATTGCAGTGCCTGCGACAGATTTTGCCCCGACTGCCCCCGCCGCCTGAACGCGCCCCAAACGCTGGAAGGGTGGCAGGTCTGGGACCTTGTGCAAGGCTTGGGCGGGCAAACCCGCACCGTGGCGGGCATGGACCAACTGCTTCACCTGGGCTGGGATGCGACTGCTGTTTTGGCACTTGCACGCGCACGGGGCCTTGATGCCCGCCTGCTGGCCGAATGGCTGCCCGCCATTGAATACGCGGCAATGACCGCCATCAACAAGGATTGAAATCATGACCCCCCAAGTTTCCGTCCGCCTTGCCGTTGTTGGCGGGTCGCAGTTTCGCGCTGAAATGGTACAGGCGGGCCAGCAAGGTTCGCAGGCGATGGACCGCATCGCGCAAGGCAGCCGCAGCCTGTTGCAGCCCTTGCAGGGGGCCAGTGGGGCAATGGGCACGTTTGCGGGCCAAGCGGCGCTGGGTGCGGCATCAGGCGGGTCTTTCGTCAGCATGATCCCGCAACTGTTGGCAGGGTTTGGGGCACTGAACCCGCTTGCTGCTATTGCCGCCGGGGTTTTTGCAGGCTTGGCGGTGAAGATGTTTGAGGGGCGCGATAGTGCTGCCGAGATGGCCGAAAAAATGGGCGGGCTTAAAGGGTCTATCGGCGGGGTGCAGGGCGCTGTTTCCGCGCTGGAGGGTATACAGCGCACCTATAATGAGACGATTTCGCAGACTGGGGGCGCGTCCAGTTCTGCGGCGGCCTTGGTGGTTTCCAACTCAAAGACAGAATTCTCGGCGCGCAAGGAGGTGCTGGCCGTTGAGTTGGAGCTGCTGCGCATCCGTGGACAAGAGCAAGCAAGTAACCTGAAAAATCTACAAGACACTCTGCGGATGGAAGGGGAGGCTGCAAAACGACAAGCCGATAGAATGGTTCCAACAGGATACGCAACACTTAGAGAAAATAATTACGACCCAAGTACAGACACAGCTTTTTCCGGTCCTAGGATTAGGAATCTTGATGATGTCAATAAATCCATGGACGGCTTTATTGAACGCAACAAGGAAGCATCGCTGCAAATTCGCAAATTAGGGGCCGAACAGGCGCTGACTAATCTGGCGATCAAGCGGTCCGAAGAATTGATGAACACCACCTTTGAAAACATTACCACGGGCGGGGTTGGCAAGCCTGCGGACCCGAGTAAACCACCGGGCACCAAAGGGGCGTCCGGGGCGGCGTCCAAGCAAGAAACCGCCGCAATGAAGGAAATGCAAAAGCTTTTCGATGAGACCCGCACCAAGGCCGAACGCTACCGGATCGAGGTAGCCAAGATTGAGGAGCTGTATAAATCCGGTGCCATATCCACCGAAGTGTACCAGCGCAAAATGGCGATGTTGAAGGACGCCTATCAAAGCCAAGGGAAATTCGCTGCTGATGTTGCCACGTCTGTCCGGGGCGGAATGGATAAGATTTTTGATGGTATCTATGAAGGGTCCGGTAAGGCGAAAGAAGCGGTCGCAAGTTTGGCCAATGAGATTGGCAAGATGCTGCTGCGCCAAGGCACTTACAAGCTGTTGGGGTCGCTGCTGCCCAGTGTGTTTGGGGCCAAGGGGATGGTTCCGCTGCTGAATGCCAATGGCAATGCGTTCAGCGGCGGGCGGGTAACGGCCTTTGCTGCAGGTGGCGTTGTGAATGGGCCCACGCTGTTCCCGATGCGGGGCGGCACGGGCCTGATGGGCGAGGCAGGGCCAGAGGCGATTATGCCCTTGACCCGGATCGGCGGCAAGCTGGGTGTCAAGGCCTCGGGGGGCGGGAGTGGGGCCAGTATAACCTATGCGCCCGTGATTGATGCGCGCGGGGCCGATGCAAGCGCCGTGGTGCGGCTGGAGGCGGCACTTGCGCGCGCGCAAGCCGAATTTGAAGGGCGGGTTATTCAGACGGTCAACAAAGCGTCGCGGCAAAGGCGCATCCTGTGACGCTGGTTTTTCCGCGCGCCGATATTCTGGCGGGGCTTCGGTTTCAAACCTCGACCCCGCCGATCGTGCCGTTGTGGCGGCAGGAAATCAGCCGCACGGCGGGCGGGGTAACCGTGGTCAAGGACCTTGGCCCCCTGCTGTGGCAAGTGTCCTATGTGACCGAACGCTTGCTGCATGATGCTGCGGGCGCGCTGGAGGCCGATCTTTTGTCACTCGCCAATGGCGGGCAGGCGTTTATCGGGCATGATCCGCGCCGGGTTGCGCCTGCGTCCAACAAGACCGCCCCTTTGCTGGGGGTCACGGTTCACAGCGTGCAGGCAAACAGGCTTGCCCTGCGTCTGACCGGGTTGCCTGCCGCGTTTGTGGTGACCAAGGGCGATTGGGTGTCAATCAATGATGGCATCAATCTGCACTTGCTGCGCGCCGTGGAAACCGTGGTGGCCGCAGGCACGGGCCTGTCCCCGTGGTTTGAGGTGCGCCCCGGCCTGCGCCCCGGCATATCCGTGGGCCAACCCGTGACCCTTCGATTTGCCCCGGCCCTGTTTTCGGTGGATCCGGGAACTGTTGACCGCAACCCTTCAGGGCGCATCCATGACACAGTGTCCTGGACCGCCACACAGGTGATCTTGTGAAGCTGCTTTCGCCCGCCGCCGCCGCAGCCCTTGCCGCGCGCAACATAACCCTGCGTGATTTTGTCTGGATCGAGGCCCGCGACCGCATCACCGGGGAAATTGTCCCCGCCGGATATTGGTCAGACCTTGGGACAATCATGGCGCAGGTGATTGATCCGCGCACGGGCAGCCCCGTATCGCGCAGCTTCAAAGGGGCGAGCGGGCTGATTGATGTTTCGCAAATTCCGATGGTTTCCAACCTGTCGGTCCAGACAGTGACGATCACCGCCAGCCAGATTTCCGATCCGAACAATCTGGCGCGCGTCTATAATCTTAAACAGGCCCGGGTGGAGATTTTCCGGGGCCTGTTCACGCCTGCCGCCCTTGTCCAGCTGGCCCCGGCGTATTCGCGCTTTGTCGGATTTGTGGATTCGGTGAATATCACCACCCCGGCAGAGGGCGGCGAGGGGCGCATTGAATTGACCTGTGTCAGCCACAGCCAAGAAATGGGGCGGCGCAACACGGCCAGCCGGTCCGATGCCGATGCGCGCAACCGCCAGATCGCAGACAGTTTCAACCGGCATACAGCCGCTGTCGGGACCTGGGAAATTGTGTGGGGCAAGGCCACCAGCAACACGGGCGGCACCCCGGCCCCTGCGCCCGCGCCGCCCCGCACCGTAACCGGTTACGAGAAAGAGGGCGGGCGATGATCCGCGCCGCCACGGCCCGCGACCTGCCTGCCCTTGTGCGGATGGCGGGCGATTTTATCGCTGCAACCGCGACAGGGTTGCCCTTTGATGCCGATTATCTGGATTCGTCCTTTCGGGCGATGATCGCGGCCCCTGACAGGCTGGTTTTGGTGTTGGATATCAACGGCGCTTGCGGTGTTTTATGTGCCGCTGCGGCCCGGTCACCTTGGGCACCTGTGGCCATCGCATCCGAGATGGGCTTTTGGATTGATCCGCCGCATCGGGGCCGTTGGGGTTTGCGCCTGTTGCACGCCTATCTGGATTGGGCGCGGGGGATGGGCTGCGGGCGCGCCGGAATGGTGGCCTTTGCGAATAATCCGCTGGACCGGCTTTATCAAAAAGCCGGGTTCCGTCTGTCTGAACTCACATATGACCGGGTGATCTGAATGGCGTTTTTTTCTGCGGCTATTGCCGCTGTCGGCGGTCTTTTTGCGAGTGTCACTGCGAAATTCATCGGGGCTTGGGCGCTTCAGGCGGTTGCAGGTATGGGCCTGTCAATTCTGGCGCAAAAACTTGCGGGCAAAAAAAGCCAGAGCGCGGATTTTTCGGTACGCGGCCAAATTGGGCGCGGCGCGGATGTATCACAAGCGTTTGTGATGGGCACCTTCGCCACCGCTGGCACCCTGACATATGCCAACACCAAAGATGAGGGCGGTTCACCCAATATCTTGATGTATTGGGCGATTACCCTGTCTGACCTGCCTGTAAAAAGCTTGGCCGGGGTGTGGGTCAATGGTGCGCGCTGCGAAACCTCCCCCTCGGCCGTGGCGGGGTGGTTGGAGGTGGATGCCTTCACCGTTAACGGCGGTGAAAACCTGCGCATCAGGTTTTATGACGGTACGCAAACAACGGCAGATTCTGAATTGATGGCGGCGTCCACGCCGGAACGGACTTGGGATGCTGCCGCCGTGGGGCGGGGGCGGGCCTATGTTGTTGTCCGCGCCTATCTTAACCCGGATAAATTCCCGAACGGCTTTCCGTCGTTTTTGTTCGAGGTGGAGGGTGTGCCTTTGTATAATCCTGCACTGGATTTTACAGTTGGCGGTGAGGGGCCCCAGCGATGGGATGACCCGTCGACATGGGAGGTCAGCCATAACCCGGCCGTGCAGCTGTACAATGTGCTGCGGGGGCTGCGCTATGGCGGTGCATGGTTTTATGGCCTGCAAGATGTCACGGCGGCGCAATTGCCGGTGGCGCATTGGATCGGGCAGATCAACAAATGTGCGGCCCTGGTTGTGGGGGCAAGCGGGCCGGAGCCGCAGTTCCGCGCCTCGGGCGAAGTGCCGGTTGCGTCCGAAATTGTCGGGGTGGTCGAAAGCCTGCTGACAGCATGCAACGGGCGGCTTTCGGATGCGGGCGGGGTTTACAAACTTTTTGCGGGTGCGCCCGATGCCCCGGTCATCAGCTTGACCGACGATGAAATCCTGTCCACCTCCGAACAGTCCTTTACGCCATTCTTCGGGCTTTCCGATACTGTCAACGGCGTCTCCGGCAAATACCCGTCGCCTGATGCGGCCTGGCAAATGGAAGTGCCCGCCCCGCTGTATCGCCCGGACTATGAGGCAGAGGATGGCGGGCGGCGGTTGCTGGTGGATCTGTCTTTGGATTTTGTACCTTATGCCGAACAGGCGCAGAGGCTGATGAAATCTGCCTTGAACGAGGCCCGCCGGGCCCGGCGCCACACGCTTTACTTGCCGCCGCGCTTTTGGGTGCTGGAGCCGGGGGATGTGGTGGCATGGTCCAGCACGCGCAACGGTTATCTGGCAAAGTCTTTCCGCGTTGATGGCATGATCGACATGCCGAACGGAGATGTGATTGTTGACGTGACAGAAGTTGACGCGGCAGATTATGATTTTGTCACTGCGGTGGATTTCACCTTGCCAAACCCGCCCGGCTTGGCAATCCAGCCGATCACGGTGCAGCAACTGCCCGGGTTTGCGGTGTACCCGTCAAGCATTGCGGACGGGACCGGCGCGCTGCGCAGGCCCGCGATCCGTGCAGTCTGGACAGCTGCTGTAGCGGATATTCGGGCGGTCAAGCTGGAAATTCGCGTCAAAGAAACTGGCCAGCTTTTGCCCCCGACCACCGCAGAAACGGTTGGTCTGGGTGAGATTTACATCGCCGATGGTATTTTGCCGCTGACCGAATATGAGGTGCGCGCGAACCTGATCCCGGACGGCCAGCGCCCGACAATCTGGACCCCGTGGCTGGCCGTGACCACCCCTGACGTGCGCTTGGGAGAGGTTGATCTTGTCCAGTCTGTCCGCGATGCGTTGGCGGAGGCGGTGGCGGTGCGCGCGGATGTGGTGGCCGAGCTTGATGCGGCAGTTGCCCTTTTGCGCGCGGAAACCAGCACCGCAATCGGCACGATGCCCGCCGATATCACAGCACTGATCAACACGTTGGCGGCAGAGGTTGCGGCGCGTGTGGCGCAGGGCGTGGACGCAGCGGCGGACATGCGGGGCCAGCGGGATGATCTGCGCGCCTTGGTGGCCGAGGTTGTGGACGCCGTGGCGCATAGCGAACAGGCGCGGGATGAATTGCGCCGCAGCCTGACGGCGCAGATGGGCGCTTTCGGGGCAGAGTTTTCAGAGCGGATCATTGTGCTGGCCGATGAGGCCCGCGCGAGTGCGGTGCGGATCACGGGGTTGGAGGCCACCTCCGGCGCGCTGGCTGCCAGCATCAACACGGTGGAGCTGGCGCTGGTTGATGGGCTGGACGCGACCGCCGCCTTGATTGCGGAAGTGGCGGTTGGGTCAGCCGTCCAGTTTGATCACGCGCAGATTTGGTATTTCGACCTGGACGTTGAAGGCTGGACGGGCAGCCCAACTGCGCCCGAGACCACGGCACAAGGCTGGCTGCGCCCCGGTGCGGGGTCGTTTGTCGCCTCGCCCACGGGGCTGGCTGTGGCGGGGCAGGCCTATGCACAGGTGCGCGCGCGCATCCGGCGGGTGGGCGCGCCCGTGTGGCTGGGTGAGTTGTGGTGGGCCGGGGTGGGGCAGGCATGGGACGCCGCCCGCCGCGTCACAGCACCCGCCCCCACATGGGACGGCGATGTGGCAAACCTGACAATCAACCCCGCTTGGACCGGGTTGATTGATGCGGTCCGATTTGATCTGGCAACCGGCGACGATGCTTCCAATTATTACGAACTTGATTGGGTCGCGGTAGGGCGTCCATCGCCGGGGGCATCCTCGGCGGATGTGGCGGCAGAGCGGGCCGCGCGGATTGCAGGCGACAGCGCGATTGCGCTGGATGTGACCACGTTGCAGGGCCGTTTGACCGATGCCGAAGGGGTGCAGACCGGGCAGGCGGGCGCGCTGTCGGGGCTGACCACGCGCGTCGATGATACCGAAGCCGGTATCGCGGCAGAGGCCACGCGGATCGACACGCTGGACGCCCGGATTGACGGCGTTGATGGGGTGCTGGATGGGCAGGCCACGGCGCTGGATAGCCTGACAGCCGAGGCATTCGGGGCCGATGGGTCGCAGATTTACCAAGCGGGCG